ATTCTAGAAAATCTTCTTTACAACGAGAATTATACTAGAAAGGTTGTACCATTCCTAAAGGATGAGTACTTCCAGTCAAAGGAAGATAAGGTCATTTATAAGACCATATCAGAATTTGTTTCTAAGTATAATAAACTTCCTACTAAAGAAGCACTACTGGTAGATCTGTCTAACAACAAGAATCTAACTCAACAAGAGTATGATTCTATGTTGCAGAAAATTAACGACTACTCAACCTCTGAACAGGATGAGCAGTGGCTTGTGAATGAGACAGAAAAGTTCTGCAAGGATAAAGCAATCTATAATGCAATCCTTGAATCGATTCATATCATAGATGGAAAGTCACAAACACATACGAAGGAAGCACTTCCATCTATTCTTTCTGATGCTTTAGCAGTATCTTTTGATACAAATATCGGTCACGATTATATCAAGGATTCAGAAAAGCGATATGAATTCTATCATACGGTAGAAAAGAAGATTCCATTTGATTTGGAGTTCTTCAATGATATTACGAAGGGAGGAGTTGCTACAAAAACTCTAAACATCGTAATCGCAGGTACTGGTGTTGGTAAGTCTCTATTCCTCTGTCACCAAGCAGCAAATTGTTTGATACAAAACAAGAATGTATTATACATCACCTGTGAGATGGCAGAAGAAAGAATAGCAGAGCGTATCGATGCCAATATCATGGATATTACAATTGATGAACTAAAGTCTTTACCAAAGCAAGTCTATGCAAAGAAGTTATTCAATGCAACTAGAGGAGTTACTGGTAAACTTATCATCAAGGAATATCCAACTGCAACTGCACATGTGAATCACTTCAGATATCTTGTCAATGAATTGAAACTCAAGAAGAAGTTTGTTCCTGATATCATCTTTATTGATTATCTGAACATTTGTGCATCTGCCCGTATGAAGCAGGGTGGTTCTGTGAATTCCTATACTTACATTAAGTCAATTGCAGAAGAACTTCGTGGTCTTGCAGTTGAACTTGGTGTTCCGGTGTTCTCTGCAACTCAGGTGAATCGTGAAGGTTACAACAATACCGATTTCGGTCTTGAGAATACTTCAGAATCATTTGGTTTGCCAGCAACAGCAGATTTCATGTTTGCGATTATTGCGACTGAAGAACTTGATAAGAGAAATCAAGTCATGGTGAAGCAGTTGAAGAATCGATATAATGATCTTGCGAGTAATCGTAAGTTTGTTATTGGTATCAATCGTGCAAAGATGAAACTATACAATCTTGATGCATCAGCACAAGATGGATTGACTGGAACTGGAGAGGATGAAGATGTTGGGTCGGAAGGGCATGATAATAAGTACACTTCCAAATTTAGTTTTCGTAAATTTAAAAAATCAGAAGATTGGACTAATTAAGGAGATATTATGGCAGAAGAAATTACAATGAAGCAAGTTCAGTTTATAGGTGATGATGATACTCGCACACTAGAACAGCGTTTAGCAGCATTACCAAATATTCGTGATGAAGAACTTTCAGAGTGGCGTGAATGGGCAAAGTATAACTTTCCAAATGCAAGATAATGTCATTAATTATTGATAAAAAATTCATTAACATGGTTTCTCCTATGCTTCCAAAGTTTGCTTGGAAGAAAGAGAATCTTGCAAATTGCAGATGTCCTATCTGTGGTGATTCTAAAAAGAATAAGAGCAAGGCTAGAGGATTCTTTTTTGCAAAAAACAACGATATGTTTTATCGTTGCCATAATTGTGGAGTATCAACCACAATGTATAAATTCCTAGAATCTGTATCACCTGCTCTTTGCAAAGAATATTCTCTTGAACGATGGAAGAATGGGGAAAATGGTAATTCAAACTACAAGAAACCAGAATTTAAATTTGAACAACCAAAGTTCAATATTTCTGATAATGTTCTTGATGGATTGAAAAGAATTGATGAATTAGACGAAGATCATCCGTGTAGAAAATTTGTTACAGGTAGAAAAATTCCACAAGAGTTTTATAGTGTCCTGTACTATACGGATGACTTCGGTTCTCTTGCAAGTAAACTAGATCCTGAAGTCAAACTTGAAAAAGAACCCCGTCTTGTAATTCCTGTATTGAATACAAAAAACCGTGTAATTGCTATTCAAGGTAGAACATTATCAAAGAGCAAGAATGCTATTCGTTACATCACAATCAAAGCAGATAAGAGTATTGAAAGACTCTGGTATGGGTTCTGTCGTTTGAATGATGATAAGAAGTATTTTGTAGTAGAGGGTCCGTTGGATTCTCTGTTTCTTGACAATTGTGTTGCGATGATTGGATTGAATGATGGATCTAACATTCCAGATCCATTGAAGGATAAAGATTTAATCTTCATTATAGATAACGAACCAAGAAACAAACAAGTAGTCGTTCAAATAGAAAAATTAATAAATAATGGAAGAACTGTTTGTATTTGGCCAAGTAACATAGAACAAAAAGATATTAACGATATGATCCTGAATGGCTATACAAACACAGAACTACAAAATATTATTATTGAAAATTCTTACTCGGGAATGGAAGCAAAGTTAAAACTTCAACAATGGAAGAGGATTTAAACATGTCAGAATCAGAAAACGAAGAAAGTTTCCACATAGAACACCCAATTGTTTCATATTGTTTTGCTGTTATGGAATACTTAAGGAGTGTAAATCCTGAGTTGTTTAATAAAGCAGTTGAATATGCAGAAGACTTAACAGGTGTGATTATAAACGATTTTAGTTTAGAAGAAAGAAATGTTGCAGAAACTGGCGACAGTGTAGACATAACAGAAGAAATAAATGATAATGGTCCTTACGGTCCAGATGATTTTTACCCAGGTGACGATGAAGAAAGTGAAGGTGATTTTTATGACGATGACCAGTACTACGGATAAGATTAGAGTTCTTGATAATGGATTTGTGCAATATGTTTCTCATATGGGAGATGATCTAACAGTAGTAAATGCTGCTAGAGTTTCTTTCAATAAAGAGAGTGAAGAATTTGGTGAGAGAGATGAAAAACTAATTTCTTACTTGGCTAAGCACAATCACTGGACACCATTCTCACATCCACAAATAACTTTAAGAATTAAAGCACCAATATTTGTAAGAACTCAACTTTTTAAACATAAGGTTGGTTTTACAGAAAATGAGATTTCTCGTCGTTATGTTACATTTCATCCAGAGATCTATACGCCTAGATGGAGATATGCTCCTACCGATGGTGCAAAACAAGGAAGTTCTGGGTTTATTGAAGATACTACAGATATTGATAAAATGTTTGTTCCCTGCATGGTAGACTGTATAAATGTATATAATAATTTATTAAAAAGAGGGGTTGCTCCAGAGCAAGCACGCGCTATATTGCCACAGGGTACATACACCGAGTGGTGGTGGACAGGATCGCTCTCAGCGTTCGCCCGTGTCTTTAAACAGCGAATAGATGCTCATGCCCAATGGGAAGTTCAGCAATATGCAGCATCAATTTCAAATATTATTGAGCCTCTTTTCCCATTTTGCTGGAAACATTTAACTTAAAATAAATAGACATATGAAGGATTTTTACAAATTTAATAAAAAACAAGAGTCTATAAATTTACCAGAAGCAATTTTTGAATTTGGTAAAAAAGTTCGTCTTGTAGTAAATCTTTCAGTATATGAACCTGGAGAAGTTTTTACTGTAGTTACAGAATCAACTCCAACATTTTCAACATTTACTTGGGGTATTGGAGAAACTTATTTAAAAGACAGCAATGGTTCTGTTCTTCTTATAAAAGGTAACAAAAAGTTTATAAATGGAGTATTTGAAAACATAGAAGAATCAGCAAAACAAGTACTCGTTGAAGAACTAAAAGAAGAACCCCCATTATTACTAATTGAAGACTTAAAGAAATCATTAAAAGAACAATTAGCAAAAGAATTAAAAGAAGAAATTAAACCTTTACCCGGTCCAAAGGGAGATAAGGGTGATCGTGGTTTGCCCGGAATGCCAGGCGACAAGGGTGATAGAGGTGATGTTGGTGAGAGAGGTGAAACAGGTTGGACTGGTTGGCCGGGTGATAAAGGTGAGATGGGTATTCAAGGAGAGAAGGGGGACAAAGGTGATAAAGGAGGTAAGGGTGATCAAGGAGAACAAGGACCAAAGGGCGACAAGGGCGAACAGGGAGAACAGGGTTCAAAAGGTGATCAGGGACCTCAAGGAATACAAGGTGAGAAGGGTGACACGGGCGAAAGAGGGGATCGTGGAGATATCGGTCCTGCTGGTGAAAAAGGAGAAAAGGGAGAATCTGGTGACAAAGGTGATAAAGGCGATAAAGGTGATCCTGGATTATCCGGCAAAGATGGTAGAGATGGAGAAAGAGGAGAGAAGGGTGAAAAGGGAGATAAAGGAGATACTGGAGAACGAGGCGAGAAGGGCGACAAGGGAGAACCCGGAGACTCGGGGTTATTATCTGTATCTTACCCCTTGGCATATGAGGATATAAAGAAACACCTATCTCTTGATACAAAGTACCTAGAAGAATTTAACAATAAAGTAACAAGTGAAATATCAAAACATGCCTATGGTTCTGGTGGTGGTGGAAATGTAGACATTTATGTTGAAGCGGAGAAAGCAGTAAAGAATCTGCGTTCTATAAACTTTACAGGATCTGGTTTTGAAGTAACACCAGACGGAACAAAAGTAACTGTACATTCAACAAGTGGTGGATTTACATTTTCAGCAACACCACCCCCAAGCACATCAACACCCGGTCACAGATGGTTGGATAGTACATCGGGTATTCTTTACACCTATGTTGATGATGGTGACACAAAGCAGTGGGTGGATTTATCCGGTGGAGATACTCTACCAAATGCAATACAAGTTACAACTGCAACACATACAGTAAAACTTACAGATTATTATATTGGTGTAAATTATGATGGTGTTGCAACAATCACTCTACCTGCATCAGCACCAACAGGAAAAACTTTTGTAGTAAAAGACGAATCGGGTAATGCGGGAAAAGGATTTTACAGAAGAATAGTAGTAGTCGGTAGTGGTTCAGATAAAATAGACAACGAGGATTCCGCTGCAATAAACATTGACAATGGTTCCTTACAATTCATTTATAGAAACGGATGGAGAATCATATGAGTTACCTTTTTGATAATAAAGTTGGGTTTGTTGACAATGCTGTTGATGGTTTCAACAGATTAAAAGTATCACAACCATTTACTCTGTTTGATTCACAGCACCGTTATCAAGAGAATGATAAATGGGACACATTGACTGCAAGTGGTGGAACCAGTACATTTATCAATAGTGAAAGTGTTATTAATATGTCTGTAACTACTACATCAGGTTCCAAAGTTTACAGAGAAACAAAAAGAGTATTTGCTTATCAACCAGGAAAATCATTATTGGTTATTTCTACCTTTGCATTTGCAACACCAAAGGCAAACTTAAGACAAAGAGTTGGTTACTTTAGTTCAAATGCAGGAACACCTGTAAATGGTGTGTATCTTGAGCAAAATGGAACTCAACTCAAAGTGGCTATTGCATCACAATCTTTAGGAACCGATGATGCATTCACCGAAATAAATCAAAGTGACTGGAATACTGATAAGTTTGATGGAACTGGTCCATCTGGTAGAACTTTAGATGTCACAAAAGCGAATATTTTTTGGATGGATATTGAATGGTTAGGTGTAGGTGATGTTCGTTGTGGATTCTTTGTTGATGGAAAACCAGTGGTTGCACATGTGTTTCACAATGATAATTTAAATAGAACAACTTATATGACAACTGCATGTTTACCAATTAGACATGAAATAGAAAATACAGGAACAACATCTTCATCTTCAACTATGAAGAGTATTTGTTCATCTGTTATGTCTGAAGGTGGATATGAAGGATTTGCTAGAAGATATAATGTCACTAGAAATGGTTCTACTGGAACTACGCTTACTACTGCTGGCACTCAATATCCAATGATTGCTTTGCGTTTGAATTCAAATAGATTGGATAGTGTCATCATTCCATCAAATATTAGTGCAGTATTGGAAGAAACAGGCGCAAATAAACCAGATACAATTCAATATAGAATTTTATTAAATCCAACATTAACTGGTGGCTCTTGGTCAACTCACTATAATGGAAATGTTGATTACAATATCACTGCAACAGGAGTATCTGGTGGTACAGATATTATTGGTGGTTATATTAGTAGTAGTGGTTCTCTTAGTCTTTCTAGTATAAATGATTTCAATTTTCAATTAGGTAGAACACAAGCAGGTGTGTCTGACACATTTGTTTTGACTTTTACACCAATAAACTCCGGTGCTGTTTGTTTTGTTGATCTGTCTTGGTTCGAACTTATCTGAGGTAAAACATGCTAGACTTTCCAGCAAATCCAATATTAAATCAAGAATACACCTTTAATGAAATTACATGGGTATGGAATGGTTCTGCTTGGTACAAGAAACTTCAAATGGTTTCTTCAACACCATACATTATCAATCTAGACTTAAATACAAATAATGATTTGAATGCGACCTATTCTAATGGAATAACTGATCTTGTTGGTAATTTTACAACAAGTGTGGTTGGTTCTGTAGATGGTGGAACTTTCTAATCTAAATAGTTGACAAACTTAAAAGCGAAGGTATACTTTAGAACTTAAAGGAGAAAAAATATGCATTTACCAACTTACTATCAAGAGTTTATTCATCTTTCACGCTACAGCCGTTGGTTGGAAACCGAAGGTCGTAGAGAAACATGGGAAGAAACAGTTGATAGGTATTTCAATCATTTCGATAAGCACTTGAAGGAAAATACCATGTGTAAGTTAGATAAAGCAACAAGAGAGGAACTTCGTCAAGCAGTTCTAAATCTTGAAATTATGCCTTCAATGCGTGCTCTAATGACTGCAGGAGAAGCACTAGAGCGTGACAACACTGCTGGATATAATTGTTCATATGTCGCAGTTAACCGTGTCCGTGCTTTCGATGAGATATTGTATATTCTCATGTGCGGAACTGGTGTAGGCTTCTCCGTGGAGCGTCATTATGTCGATAAACTTCCTACAATCGCTGAGGAATTTACTGATTCAGATACAACAATCGTTGTCCAAGACAGCAAGGCTGGTTGGGCTAAAGCTTACAAGGAACTTGTCTCCCTACTCATTGGTGGTCAAATTCCAAGATGGGACTTATCTAAGATACGCCCTGCTGGTGCCCGACTCAAAACTTTCGGAGGTCGTGCGTCTGGTCCAAAGCCACTGGATGATCTGTTTAGGTTCAGTGTGGATACATTTAGAAGAGCAGCAGGAAGAAAACTCACCTCCATCGAATGCCACGATATCGTCTGTAAGATTGCGGAAGTTGTCGTGGTCGGAGGAGTCCGTAGATCGGCTCTTATCAGCCTTTCAAATCTTACCGATGAACGGATGCGTGATGCTAAGACTGGAGCATGGTGGGAGGCTAATCCTCAAAGAGCACTTGCGAATAATAGTGTAGTATACAAGGAGAAGCCAGAGATTGGTACATTCATGGAAGAATGGGTATCACTATACAAGAGTAAGAGCGGTGAACGCGGTATCTTCAATCGTGACGCTTGCCAAAAGACTGTAACAAAACTAGGTGATCGTCGTGATCCAAGTTATGAGTTTGGTACAAATCCTTGCTCAGAAATTATTCTTCGTGATCGTCAGTTCTGCAATCTAACAGAAGTAATTGTTCGACCAAACGATACACTAGAATCACTTGCTCGCAAGGTTAAACTTGCAGCAATTCTAGGTACATGGCAAGCATCGTTGTTGCATTTCCCATATCTTTCATCAGAGTGGAGAAAGAACTGCGAAGAGGAAGCACTTCTTGGTGTATCTCTTACTGGTATTCTTGATAATGCAATGATGCGTGATCAACACGGTCTTAAGGCAAACCTTGAAAATCTAAAGCAACATGCAGTTGATACGAATAAGGAATGGGCAAAGAAGTTGGGTATTAATGCTGCAGCAGCAATCACTTGCATCAAGCCAAGTGGTACTGTATCACAACTCACCGATGCTGCATCGGGTATCCATGCTCGTCATAATGAATATTATATTCGTACAGTTCGTGCAGATCGTAAGGATCCACTGTGTCAACTCATGATCGACAAAGGTTTCCCCCACGAACCTTGCGTCATGAAGCCAGACTCAGTTATGGTTTTCTCTTTCCCAATGAAAGCAGAGGGATCAGTTACTCGTAATGATATGAGTGCTATTGAGCATCTAGAACTTTGGTTAGCATATCAAAGACATTGGTGTGAACACAAGCCATCTATTACAGTAACTGTTCGTGAGCATGAATGGATGGAAGTTGGTGCATGGGTGTACAAACACTTTGACGAGATCAGTGGTATTTCGTTCTTACCACATTCAGATCACTCATATCGTCAAGCACCATATCAGGATATTACAAAGGAACACTATGAAGCATTCCTTGAGAAGATGCCAAAGAATGTTGAGTGGTCAGAACTTACCAAGTATGAAAAGGTTGATCAGACAGTAGGAACTCAAACCTTTGCATGTAGTGGTGATAAGTGTGAATTGGTGGATTTGACAAGTGGAGGATAATATGGGAATATATGTTGAAGAAAGACCTTGGGGCAAATTTGAAGTTCTTTATTCTGGTACTGATACAAAGGTAAAAAGAATAACAGTAAATCCAGGTCATAGATTGAGTTATCAATATCATCACAAGAGAAGTGAAAGATGGGTGGTGGTATCTGGTAATGGAATATTTACTTTAGATGACATTGCTGTGGATAATGTTACAACTGGTGATGTGTTAAATATTCCAGTTGGTGCAAAACACAGAATAGAAAATAATGGAACAGAACCTTTAGTTTTTGTTGAGGTTCAACTTGGTGAGTCTTTTGAAGAAAATGATATAGTTAGAATTGCAGATGATTATTCTAGATAATAAGGAGATATACAATGACTAGTACAACTATAGCAATAATTAATACCTCGTTTGCCTTTATGATTGCAGGATTATTTGGTTTTTTAGTAGTTAGATTTTTTCAAATGAGAAAAGAAATTGCAAGAAACGATCTTGATAGAGAAATGGATATGATCTATAGATCAATCGATGATCTTCGTTCCAATTTAAACAAAGATGTAGAAAGTTTAACAAATAAAATTGATAATGTACAAAATGATTTTTACACAGAAATGGATAGAAAATTTCGTTGTTTTTCAACTGCATTGAACGATGCTGATAGACGAATTGACGAAATTACAAATAATAATTTAAATAAAGAACCAACATTATATGATAATGTTCCTTGATTTAATAGATACTTGTGGTATAGTATAACTAAAGGAGATACACATGCTTAAGTACATTTTTACATCAATATTATCCCTCTCTCTTATTACATCTGCCAATTCGCAAGTTGCAGTAGCAGTCGGTGGTGGGTGGGGAGGAGTTGCAGTTGGTGTTGGTGGTTATGGTGGATATAGAGGCGCTTATGCATATTCTGGTGGGTATTATGGTGGTGCTGTAGCACCTGTCGGTGGGTGGTATCCATTTTATTATTCTAGTTCTTTTTATGCATCTCCTGTACCACAAGCAATTCCTATTGCTCAACCAGTTGGTCCGTATACAATGACTCCTTGCTATGTGCAGCCTGTAGTGGTTCAGCAGCCTGTAGTGGTTCAGCAACAAGTAGTGCAGCAACAAAAACCTGCATGTAA